TTGAGGTCGGGTGCCGGCTGGATCGCCTCCGCCGATGCTGCGGAGCGGGGGGCGTTTCTTGACGGCCTTGGTCTGGGGGCGCGGATTGCGCTCCCTTATCTGTTCGACTTCTGGGCGCATCCGCACCAGCTGCCCCCCGATGGCGACTGGCGCACATGGGTGATCCTTGGCGGACGCGGCGCGGGCAAGACACGGGCGGGCGCCGAATGGGTGCGCGCCATGGTCGAGGGCGCGCGGCCGCTCCATCGCGGCAGGGCGCAGCGCGTGGCGCTTTTGGGCGAGACCATGGATCAGGTGCGCGAGGTCATGGTCTTTGGTGACAGCGGGATCATGGCCTGTTCGCCACCGGACCGGCGCCCGACATGGGTGGCGGGTCGGCGCACGCTGGTCTGGCCGAATGGCGCCGAGGCCACGGCCTTTTCTGCGCACGAGCCCGAGGCGCTGCGCGGACCGCAGTTCGATGCCGCATGGGCCGACGAGCTTGCCAAGTGGCGCAAGGGTCGCGAGGCTTGGGACATGCTGCAGTTCGGCATGCGTCTGGGCGAGGCGCCGCGGGTCTGTGTGACCACGACGCCGCGCAACGTGGAGGTGCTCAAAGAGCTGATGGGGCAGGAGTCGTCGGTGATGACCCGCGCCCCGACCGAGGCCAACCGGGCCTATCTGGCGGCCTCGTTCCTGCAGGAGGTGCGCGCGCGCTATGGAGGCACGCGGCTGGGGGCGCAAGAGCTGGATGGCGACCTGCTGGAGGCGGCCGAGGGCGCGCTGTGGCAGATCGAGGCGCTGGACGCGGCGCGGGCCGGGCCGGTGCCCGAGCTTGACCGCGTGGTGGTGGCGGTCGATCCGCCAGCGGGCGAGGGCGCGCGGGCCGATGCCTGCGGGATCGTGGTGGCGGGTGTCGTGCAACAGGGGCCGCCGCAGGACTGGCGGACCTATGTGCTGGAGGATGCCAGCGTGCAGGGTCTGTCGCCGCTGGGCTGGGCGGCGGTGGTGGCGGATGCTGCCACGCGCTGGGGGGCCGAGCGGGTGGTGGCCGAGGTCAATCAGGGCGGCGCCATGGTCGGTACGGTGTTGCGGCAGGTGGACCCGATGTTGCCGGTGCGCGATGTGCGCGCCTCGCGCGGCAAGGCGCTGCGCGCCGAGCCGGTGGCGGCGCTTTATGAACAGGGTCGCGTGCGGCATGTCCGCGGCCTGCAAGAGCTGGAGCGGCAGATGTGTCTGATGACCCCGTCGGGCTATGCCGGGCAGGGCAGTCCCGACCGGGTCGATGCGCTGGTCTGGGCGATCGCAGCGCTGATGCTGGAGCCGGCGGGCGGCTACCTGTTGCCAAAGGTGCGTGCGCTGGGGTGAAGCGCCGTTAACGCGGGCTTTCTAGGGTGCCCTCGGATCGTGGGCCAGAGTGCCGCGACTGACACAGACCGGGGGTGTGGCGCGGGGATGTCCCCGCGCCCCCTGACCAGAGCCACGAAGGAGCGAGACACATGGCATTCGACTTTCTGCGACGCGCGCGGGCCGATGTCCGGCCCGAGGCCCGCAAGGCCTCGGCCACCGGTCCGCTGGTGGCCCATCTCAGCTCGGGGCGTGTCGCATGGTCGGCACGGGACAGCGTGTCGCTGACCAAGTCCGGCTTTGCGGGAAATCCGGTGGGCTTCCGGGCCGTCAAGCTGATCGCCGAGGCCGCCGCCGCCCTGCCTCTGGTCCTGCAGGACGCGCAACAGCGCTATGCCGCGCATCCCCTTCTGAGCCTGATCGCGGCACCCAACCCGGGGCAGGGTCGTGCCGAGTTCATCGAGGCGCTGGTCGGGCAGGTGCTTTTGTCCGGTGACGGCTATGTCGAAGCCGTGGCGGGCAGTGGCGCGGTGCCGCTGGAATTGCATGTGCTGCGCTCGGAACGCATGCGCGTGGTGCCCGGCCCGGATGGCTGGCCGGTCGCCTATGACTACAGCGTCGGCGGGCGCAGCCACCGCTTTGACGTCGCTGCCGAGACGCCGATGATCTGCCATCTGCGCAGCTTTCATCCGCAGGACGACCATTACGGCCTGTCGCCCATGCAGGCCGCGGCTCAGGCGCTGGATGTGCACAACAGCGCCAGCGCCTGGTCGAAGGGGCTGCTGGACAATGCCGCGCGGCCTTCGGGGGCGATCATCTGGCGTGGCACCGATGGCCATGGCACGCTGACCCCCGAGCAATACGACCGGCTTGTCGCCGAGGTCGAAAGCAACCATCAGGGCGCGCGCAATGCCGGGCGACCGATGCTGCTGGAGGGCGGGCTGGACTGGAAGCCGATGGGCTTTTCGCCTTCGGACATGGAGTTCCAGAAAACCAAGGAGGCAGCCGCCCGCGAGATCGCCGTGGCCTTCGGGGTGCCGCCCATGTTGCTGGGCATCCCCGGCGAGGCGACCTATGCCAATTACGCCGAGGCACACCGGGCCTTTTACCGGCTGACCGTGCTGCCATTGGCGACGCGTGTGGCCCTCGCGCTTGGGCGTTGGCTGTCGGGGTTCACCGGTGAGCGGCTGGAGCTGACCCCCGATCTGGATCGCGTGCCCGCCCTGTCGGCCGAGCGCGACGCGCAATGGGCGCGGGTGGCCGGGGCAGATTTCCTGACCGTGGCCGAAAAGCGCCAGTTGCTGGGTCTGCCGGTCCTCGCCGAGCCGGGCAGCGTCGATGACTGACCTGCGCGCCCTGCACGAGCCCTTTGCCTGCGCGCCGGGCTTGCGGCTGGAGGCGCACGAGCGCCTGAGCAAGTTGCAGATCGAGATGCTGACCGACCGTCTGGACCGCATGGAGATGCTGATGGAACGGCTGGAGCGGCGGCTCTGGCTGACGGTCTACGGGGTGGCGGCGGTGATCCTCGCGCAGGTTTTCGAAGGTTTCCTGCGCGCGGTTCCCTGAACGCTCAGGACACGGATACGGGATACAAAAGGATAGCGAAATGGATCTGGAAACCAAGTTCTGCCGCTTCGAGACCGAGATCACGGTCACCGAGGGCTGCCGCATCGAAGGCTATGCCAGCCGGTTCGGCGCCTGCGATCAGGGGGGCGATGTGGTGGTGCGGGGGGCCTATGGCGCCTCGCTGTCCCGGCTGGGCGCCGAGGGCCGCGCCGTCAAGATGCTGTGGCAGCACGACCCGGCCCAGCCCATCGGCATCTGGGACGAGGTGCGCGAGGACGCCGAAGGTCTGTACGTCAAGGGCCGCCTGCTTGACAGCATCGCCAAGGGCCGCGAGGCGGCGGCGCTGATCGCGGCGGGCGCGTTGGACGGGTTGTCCATCGGCTACCGCACCATCCGGGCCGCCAAGAATGACAAGGGCCAGCGGCTCTTGACGGAACTGGAGCTTTGGGAGGTGTCGCTGGTGACCTTCCCGATGCTGCCCAGTGCGCGGGTATCAGCCAAGGCGGAAGCGCCCGAGGCCGACACATGGCGTGATCTGGCGCAGGTCCTCGAGGACGCGCGCCGCAATCTGGCGGGCGGCTGACGCACGCCGCATCCACCGCCGCTGGCGGGGCAGAGAAAGGGAACCACGGGAATGCAGGACACCGAGACGCCGTCTCGGGCCGGAGAAGATCTGTCTCCGACCGCCCGGGTGAGTGCCGCGATGGCGGGACTGATCGGGGACTTCAAGGCCATGCAGGCCGACCTCAACGCGAAGCTTATCAAACAGGAAGAGCGACTGACCATGCTTGATCACAAGACCGCCCGCGCCGCACGTCCGGCGCTGTCGGCCGCGGCCGAGGCCGCAGCCCCCCATCAAAAGGCCTTTGACGCCTATTTGCGTTCGGGCGACGACGATGCCCTGCGCGGGCTGGCGCTGGACGGCAAGGCCATGTCCACCGCGGTGAATTCGGACGGTGGCTATCTGGTGGACCCGCAGACCGCGGATACGATCCGCTCGGTTCTGGAAAACACCGCCTCGATCCGCAAGATCGCCGCGGTGGTGAATGTCGAGGCCGCGTCCTTCGACGTGCTGATCGACCGGGCCGACAGCGGTGCCGGCTGGGCCAACGAGACCGCCGCCACCACCGAGACCGGCACCCCGACGATCGAACGCATTTCGATCCCGCTGTTCGAGCTGAGCGCCCTGCCAAGGGTCAGCCAGCGTCTGCTGGACGACAGTGCCTTTGACGTGGAGGCCTGGCTTGCCGGGCGCATCGCGGACAAGTTCGCCCGGGCCGAGGCAAATGCCTTTATCAATGGCGACGGGATCGACAAGCCGACCGGTTTCCTGACCTATCCGACCGTCGACAACGACAGCTGGAGCTGGGGCAACCTTGGCCATGTGACCAGCGGCGTCGTGGACGGGATTGGGGACGGCGACGCGCTGATCTCGGTGGTTTATGCGCTTGGCGCGCAATACCGGGCCGGGGCGCGGTTCGTGATGAACTCCAAGACGGCGGGCGCGCTGCGTAAGCTCAAGGATGCGGATGGCCGCCACCTGTGGTCGGACGGGTTTGCCGCCGGTGAACCGGCGCGTTTGCTGGGATACCCGGTATTGATCGCCGAGGACATGCCGGACATCGCCGCCAATGCCGCGCCCATCGCCTTTGGCGATTTCGGCGCGGGCTATACCATCGCCGAACGCCCCGACCTGCGGGTGCTGCGCGATCCCTTCAGCGCCAAGCCGCATGTGCTGTTCTACGCGACCAAGCGTGTTGGCGGCGACGTGAGCGATTTCGCCGCAATCAAGCTGCTGCGCTGCGCGCTCTGACCGGGACAGCGGGGCGGGCCGCGAGGTCCGCCCCGGCATCAATGCCCGGCACACCGGGAACTGCGGAGGCGACGAAAGATGATGTTGGTCGAAGACAGCCAGATCCCCGAGGCGGCGCTGCCGGTCGCCGCCTTGCGGCGGCATTTGCGGATGGGTACGGGCTTTGCCGAGGATGACCTGCAGGACGCGGTGCTTGGGTCTTTTCTGAGGGCCGCCATGGCGGCGATCGAGGCGCGCAGCGGCAAGGCGCTGATCCGGCGTGGTTTTGTGCTGACGCTGCCGGTCTGGAGCGATCCGGCCCGCCAGCGCCTGCCACTGTCGCCGGTGGCGGCGCTGACCGAGCTGGCGATCGTGGACGCTTGGGGCGCGACACAGGTGATTGCGCCCGAGCGCTACCGGCTGGAGGCGGACCAGTTCACGCCGCACCTGATGCCGCGCGGCGGGCATTTGCCGGCCATTCCGCCGGGCGGGTCTGCCGAACTGCGTTTCGAGGCAGGCTTCGGTGCCGATTTCGCTCAGCTGCCGCCGGACCTCGCGCAGGCGGTGCTGCTGCTTGCGGCGCACTATTATGATTACCGCGATGAAACCGGGCTGAGCCAGGGCTGCATGCCATTCGGCGTGACATCGCTTCTGGCGCGCTACCGCCCGGTACGGCTGGGGCTTGGCACATGAGCGCGCCGAGGCTGGACCGGCCCGTGCTGCTGGAGGCGGCGCAGCGCAGCGCCGATGGCGCTGGCGGTTTTGTCGAGACATGGCTTGCGCTGGGCTCGCTCTGGGCCGAGCTGCAACCACGCGGCGGGCGGGCCACCGATGGACCGGCGGGCGGCCTGTCGCAGGGCCGTTACCGTGCCGTGGTGCGCGCTGCCCCGGTGGGTCATGGCATGCGCCCCGTGCCCGGACAGAGGCTGCGCATGGGGCCACGGGTTTTCGCCATAGAGGCGGTGACCGAGATGCCGGGTGACGGCATGTACCTGCGCTGTGATGTGATCGAGGAGGTGGCGGTATGAGTTATTCCGGTGGAGCCGCCCTGCAGCGGGCTGTGTTTCAACAGCTTGCAGGCGATGCGCAGGTGCAGGCGCTGGCGGGGGGGCATGTTTACGACGCGATCCCGCCGGGCGTGGTGCCACAGCTTTACGTGGCGCTGGGCCCCGAGCGGGTGCGGGATGCCTCGGACGCGTCCGGGGCGGGGGCGGTGCATGACTTTGACATCTCGGTCGTGTCCGAAGCTTCCGGTTTTCTTGGTGCCAAGGCGCTGGCGGCGGCGGTTTCCGATGCCTTGCAGGATGTGGCGCTTGTTCCGGATCGGGGGCGCCTTGTGGGGCTTTGGTTCCGGGGTGCTAAGGCGCGGCATGTGGATGGCGCGCGACGCATCGACCTGAGTTACCGGGCACGGGTCGAACTGGAGTGA